TGGATCCGCCGTGCTCTCGGGCCAGGCTGGTAATCTGCTCACAGAGCCACATCGGCGCCTCAGCAATCTCGACAGACCACGGCTCAAGTCCGGGCTTCCATCGGTAATTTTTTCCGCTTTCGTGCATTGAGGGCGGCATCATCGCAAACCCACCCTGGCCGCGAATGTCTACACCGATCGACGTCTTGCATGTCGGGGGCGTCCAGTTCGCTGGAGCGCGAAAGAAAAGCTGAACGCCCCCACCGCCGGTGGCCTGCTCGGCGGTTTCCAGATCGCCTGCACCTTGCTGGAGGTCAAGCATCTCGTACCACCATGCCTGCGCAGCCGGATTCTTGTGTAAATCCAAATCAATGACGAAGACGCCCGATGAACAGGCGCCAGCAATGACGCCCATGTTGTAGCGCCTGGCGTGCTCGCCATTATCGCCATACCAGCGCTCGAAGGTAAAGTCGGGGGCGAGATCGTGCTCTAGCTCCCGCCATTTGGGAAGGGCTGGACGCTTCCACTGCGTCTTGTTGTCTCGAGGGCTCATGGCTGGCACGACCTGAAGGCCGCAGCCTCGGTACATGCGCGCCCATTCCGTCGGGTCTGCGAAGTCTGGATCAAATGACATGTCTGGTCTCATTTGGTTGTTTACTTGGTTGCGGCATACCACGCCATGAGGGCCGCGTCAGCCCTCCCGTCGTCTTTCTTTCTGCTGAACATCCCGGCATAGGCGGGGAAAAGCTCAGCCGCCCTGAGACGGGCGCCATCCTTCCCACCGCGCACACCTGCGGCCTTTTGCCACGTCTGTGGGGTGACGATTGTCACTTTGATAAAGCTTGCCGCCAACACGCCCTCAATCACGCCGACGCTGCGCCCGAAGCTGAAGACGCTCGTGACGCCTTGGCCGGGCATGGCCCCCACACGTTCCAAAACTGCGGAGCACGGAACGCTGATCCCCGTGAAAAAGTCTGCTAGAACGTGAGGATTGATTTCTTTCTTATCCTTCCCGTTCCTTTTAATTTCAACGGTCGGCATGTCGTCTACAGCAAGCCTGCCAGACTCAAGATCATAGAATGCGATGGCGCCTGTGAGGCCGGGATCTATGCCGATGAAAAGGGTCACGTTGGCCTCGCTTGATGAATCACGACCGGGATGCTTGTGGAAATTTTAATTTTAGTCAAGGGGGAATCACCCCTGTTGACTTCCCCTATTGCGGTGTGCAGTATCGCCATCGTCGAAAACAGAGCGAATCAAATGAACCCCTTCCCTGCCTACGGCATTGAGCACCTGTCCCCCAGCGCCTGCAACACCTTCATAGGTTCGCCAGCGGCATTCGTCCTGGAGCGGTTGCTTCAGCGAAAGTCCAAGGTAGGCGCCGCAGCGCATCGCGGAACCTCGGTCGAAGAGGGCGTCGTCCACGGGCTTGTGAATGGCGTCTCAGACGACGAGTGCGTCAAGGTGGCGCAAGATACCTTTGGCCGCCTGACTGCTCTGTGTGGCGATCCCCGCCTCGAGAAAGAGCGCGATGCTGTGCCCGAGATGGTGCGTCAGGGCCTTGCTGAGCTGCGCCCCTACGGCAAGCCGTCTTCAACGCAGGGCAAGGTGTCTTTGGAAATTGAGGGCTTGCATGTCCCCATGATCGGATACTATGACGTTGCGTGGGAAGATCACGGGATCCTGATCGACCTGAAGACGACGCACGCTCTGCCCAACAAAATCAAGATTAATCACGCTCGTCAGGTGTCTTTGTATGCGGCCTGCATGGGCGAGGGCACAGATGCCCGGTTGACTTATGTCACGCCGAAGAAGGTGGCCACCTACAAGCTTGAGAACGTGCCTGAGCACGTCGATAGCCTGAAGAAGATCGCCCTCACGATCCAAAGGTTTCTGTCGGTCAGTGAAGACCCTCTTGAGCTGGCGTCCCTGTTGGTTCCAGACATTGAAAGTTTCTACTTCTCTGATCCAGCCGCCCGGCAGGCGGTGTTTGAGGTCTGGGGAGTTTAGTTCTGCCCGAGTGGGCGAAGGCAAGCGTCTGGCCAGACAGGCGCATTGGTAGAAGGAAAACTGAAAATGGCACTTGGTCTCAACCTTAGCAACTCCACTGGCGGCAAGGACTTCCTCCCGATCATCAAGTATGATGCTCGAGCTGGTCGCATTTTCCGCATGGATCGTGAAGATGGCGTTCTGACGCCAACAGACATCACACATAACTTTAAGGCCGTGTTCGATTTTGAAAATGTTGAGGTCGGATACTTGCTTTTTGCTGCGGGCTCGCCTCCTGACTTTTGCATGGTTCCTTTTGGGTCGCCACTGCCTGCACAGCCCACCAAAGACCACAAGCAAGGCGTTCGCATTTGCGTGAAGCTTGGCGGCGAGATCGGCGGCGACATTCGCGAGCTGGCTGCTAATTCTGGTGTCTTTAAGGATGGTATGGAAGTTCTGCATGATGACTATTTAAGTGGCCTGAAGCAGAACCCCGGCAAACTGCCTGTGGTTCGCCTTGCTAAGACAATTCCGATTGAAAGCAAGGGCCAAGGCATGAAGTCCACCAACTATCGCCCCGTCTTCGAGATTCTTTCGTGGGTTTCGCGTCCCAAGGATCTCGTAGCATCCCCCCGCGCCTCGGCTGAGCCGGTTGCCGTCCCGAACTGGGCGACACCGGCTCCCACCAACCAGCCGCCTGCTACGGGGGCTACACGCGCCTCTGCGCCTGCCCCAAAGAAGGTCGAGGAAGACGTTGAGGATTTTGGTTAATAAAACTGGGGGCGCCTACGGGCGTCCCCTCCACAAGGAGTTGAGATGAGGTTTGAAATAATCCTGCATATGCCTGTAAGGGGCGGCGACCTGGTCCACAGGCTGATCGTCGAGCACACGGCAGCCAACCTTGAGAAGTTCGTGCATGTCCTTCACAACTGCGATTTTGTAATCGTCGAGGAGTTCTTCCCCTCGAAGTACAACAAGGACGTTCTGGAATCGCACGGGCTGATCGCTCTCAACCATCGTTACATTGGCAAAGTGAAAGAGTGGGAAGAACGGTAATGAAATACGAAGCCGTTATGGATAGATCCCGAGAGCTGTTCGAGGAGCGTGGCGCTGCGTATGGTGATGTCATTAATGTACACAATGATATTGCTGACCTGGCAACAATCATTCTAGGCCGGGAGGTTACCAAGTACGAAGTGTCTACCATCTTTGAATGCGCCAAGCTGGCGCGAAGGAAGGCGGATCCTGCATATGCCGACAACTACGTAGACCAAATCAACTACACGGCCTTCTCGGCGCAGTTCGCCACAGAGGGGTAACGCCCCAACCAAACGAGATCAAAATGAATGACGATCTGAAGGAGGTTCTGAAATTATGGAATAGCGGTCTGAGTATGGGCCAGATCGCAGCTCTCATGGGGGCAACTCGAAACGAGATTGCCGGGATGATTTATAGGGCGAGGCATGCGGGCGCCTACTTTGAACCAAGATCAAAGAGATCAAGCTACCGCAGATATCAACCAATCGGAAACCATGAGGCGATTTTGGCCTTGAATATGCGAACCTGCCGGTACATTCTGAATGAAGACATGTCGAGCCCGGAATACTGCTTGGACGAGGTGTCTCGAGGGTCTTACTGCGCACACCATGCAAGCCTGTGTTACCTACCACCCAAAGACCCGCTCTCTCTTGAGGGGTTAATCTAAACTGAAGGAGTGAATATGCTTATCAACCTGATCCAGAAGCTTTTCTCCAAAAAAGCAGAACCGGCGCCCGAAGCAACCATTGAGCCGGTAAGGAAAAAGAGGAACCCACGCGGCCCAGACAAGCGCCCTCGCCGCATGCACGGCGAGTCAGTTGCAAGTCACAAGAAGCGCCTCAAGGCCATGAGAAATCTGTGATGATGATGCGCGACAAACTGCTTCGCACCATTAAGCAGTACGACGACCAGCCGGGGGCCTTTGAGCTCCCGGCGAACGCCGACGGTGTAGAGGCCGCCCTCTACATTGACAACATGGTGCATCACTTCGGCGCAATCATGACTGTCGCCTTCCAACACATCAGGGATGACGACGTTCGAACCGAGATCCGCAAACACGCCCTTGCAGCACTGAAGGGGGAAAAATGAACCAGCCAATCCAAGACTTCTACGCCCATTACAAGGCCATCAAGATTCGTCTGGGGTCAATGCCGCCTCCGAAGCTTGTAGTGGTTCCTGAGCCTCCCCAGCCCGATCCAGAGCCCGTTGAAGAGGTGGTGTACGTGCCGCCCCACCCCATGCGTGGTGTCCCCTGCTCATATGAAGCGAAGGAGGAGATTGCGAAGATTTTGGAGCGTCATGGAATGACTTGGCGTCGTGCCATTGGGCCAGGCAGGACGAACAACTTGCTCGCCGTTCGCGCTGAGGTCTACATCTTCCTCAAGGGGCGCGGGTGGTCATATCCACAGATTGGGTTGTTGTGTGGTGGAAGGGACCACACGACAGTCTTAAGCAGCGTGCGCAGGTTCAAAGCAAGGATGGAGAAGAGAAATGTCTCAGTGGCAGCCGATTGATACCGCAGATGTTGAAGTCAGCCTCCTTTTGTGGGAGCCGTCTTGGTGGAAAGAATCGCCGGGTGGGGGCCTTCTTGTGGTGGGGTATTACGACACCGACTTCCAAGAGTGGCGCGATCACAACGGTTGCGAACTGAACCCGACCCATTGGATGCCAATGCCGGAGGCGCCGAAATGAGCAACATCGTTCAGCTAAACCCAACCCTGCCCCTGACCACGCCGCTGGGGAAGGCCCTGTGCCACTTCATGATCGACAACGGCGATGAGCATCATCTGCTGTGGGTCTGCATTCAGGATGAGACAGGCGAGATATGGGTCTGGCCCAACACCCAAGTGCGCGGGCGCAACAATCCAACGATGGGGAGAAAGATAGATGACTGAATGGCAACCAATCGACACCGCACCAAGGGACAATTCTATAATCTTGTTGGCCGGTATTGATGATCGTGGAGATCAAGTAGTGGGTGAGGGGCATTGGGAGACTTATTTGTGGTGGGATGGCGAACACCCTGATCCAGAATGGTCTTGGGGCTGGGAAGCCGAACCAACCCACTGGATGCCTTTGCCTGCGCCGCCAAAGAAGGGGGATGAGTGATGATCGACATCAGCAAACAATACCGCACCCGCGATGGCCGTGAAGTCCGCATCTATGCGACGGATGGGGGGCTTGGACGTTGTATGACTCATGGCGCTGCGAAGAATGAAAGCGGCTATTGGCAATCCGTCAGTTGGTACACGGCGCATGGTGGATATTATGATGATGGGGTTCACCACCCCTATGACCTCATCGAAGTCCGCCCCCGCCACAAGCGGACGGTGTGGTTTAATGTGTTTAAAAATGTAGAGCACGGAGGTTACGAAAATAAATTGGAAGCGGATATTTGTGCGGGCACAGATCGCATCGCCTGCATCAAGGTCGAATTGGATTTTGAAGAGGGAGAAGGGCTATGATCAAAGAGGGCAAGGAACTGAACGACGTGGTCTGCACCGCCTACAGGATGGGCTGCGAACAAACCCGTGAGGTCTACCAGAAGCGCATCGAGAAGCTGGAGGCGGCGCTGCGGGAGGTGCTTAGCCTTGGCGATTGGGGGGCTAATATATTAGCCCGAACGGTCATTCTGGAGGCGTTAGAGACAAAGGATTAGCTCTTACCGCCGTCCAGAAGCTTGATGTCTGCCGTGGATGTCGCCTTGATCGACGAGCAAACCTTGCGCATCATCGTGTAAGTGAGATCCCGCGCAGTCTCGTCAGCGCAGGTCTCAGCGAACTTGCCAAGATGCACGAAGGCGTAGGCACGCTGGGAGACGGGGTCGTCAAAGATCGGCACTTCGTCGTCCACCAACTCCACGATGTCGTCGTCATCATCACGCATCGCCGTCATCCTTCTCGGGTGCAAACCAGTTGTTGTCATCAATGGGGAGCGACAGGCTCCTCATGTGGTGGATGCTTGGTTCCCTATGATATGCCCGGTGGCGATCTCTCTCAAGCACCTTCATGCGGCCTTCAAGCTCTAACACACGCAAGTTGAGCGCGATCAGTTCCCTGGCCATTTCGTTTTCAGCGTCCATGACGCCGTGCTTGGTGCGGAACATTGCGCAAAGCTCCTCCGCGAAGGGGTGCATGTCGTCGAGCCTCAAGCGTACAATTCCCGAAGCTCGCGCATGCTGATAAACCTGTGGGACGTTATGTGGCCAGCCTTGAGGGACAGTTCGTAGATGCCGTAGGACCACCCCGAGGTTGCGGTTCCTGCATACTTGGCGACGTAGCCGTCAGGCATGGCGCTGCCCAGGTTCAAGACCTCGATGCTGTTGTTGATGCCGATCTTCGGCGCCTTACGAAAGGACGAGCGATGCGTATGACCAAAGACTACGCTGTGAGTTGCGTGATTAGCTATCTGGTTTTCGCTGTTCTGGCCGCCGTAGGGCTTGCCCATTATATTCTTGGGAACGTGCGTAAACCCAACACCATCGACAAATAGCCACTGCCCATATGTGTGCAGGCGCCAGCGATACCGAGCGCACAGCTCCTCGAACTGCATGTAGAGCGTTCCAACAGTCTCGGCGTTTTTGTTCTCGAATCGTTGGATTCGGTCTTCGTGATTCCCCGCCGTCAGCTCCATGGGGATCGTCAGATCCTTGATCTCCTTGAAGAACAGGGCCATCGCCTCTTCGCAGCTCTCAAGATCCGTCTTGAATGACGGCCTCATTGAGTGCGACACGCTGCCAGGTGCATCGTGCGTCGAGACCGAATCCCACGAACAAAAGTCTCCGATTTGAATAATTCTGTGGGGAATTACCTTGGCGCAATGGCGACCGATCCACCTGAACCGATCTTTGTCCATGCCTGGCTGGTCGTGCGTATCGCCTATCGCCACGACTCTGGTCTCGTCCTCGCGGCCCGCCACATATCTTGGCTTGATGGTTGAGATCAGAGACAGCTTATGTTTTAGTTTATCAACCTCGTCCTCCAGATCCTTCACACGGAAGACGGTCTCAGACACTTTAATGTCTCTCTCGTCCTTTACCTTGTCCCTCAGAGTGCGTTCCGGTATTCCAAGGAAGTCGGCTGTGCGACGGATTGAACCGTGTTGGTTGTAGAGTTCCTTGACTTGCTTGGCTGTCAAATACATGGGAACCTCCCTGTAGATAACGCCACATAACACAGAAACATGACCATTGTAAGTAAGAAGGGTGAACTCAAATGGATCAGGTAGTCAAGCATGGGTGGCACTGGACCTTCGGGTGGCTGCGGCGCCCTGAATGCGATCAGGACGGCATGTATTGCTATGAGGAGCCAGACGGCGACCTGGTGCTAACCAGCCGCCCTGCGCACGCCCTATCCGTCTATCTCGACTGCCGTCGGGATAAGGAAACAGGAGAACTCTACACCTGCTTCTCGCATATGCCGAAGAGAGTGAAGGGGAAGTGATCAGCGACGCTGATTGAGATACTCGTTGATGTCTGCCTTCTTGCCAGACTCCTCAGCGATCATCCGGTTGAGCTGCTGTCCGGCGCTATAGGCAAGCTTGCCGCTCTGCTCAGTTGGGAACCTGACGAAGTTCTCGTACCGGCGAGCCCAGTCGGCAAAGCCCTGAGCCGTTGCAGGCTTGCTCATGATCCGTGTGAAGCCGTTGGCGCCCGCTAACGCAGCCAGCGTCTTGATGGGGCTGTGAATTATCGACGTGATGGTAAGGCCCCCAAAAACACCTTGGCTCGTCCCAGACGGGTTGCCGAACTTGTTCAAGTTCTTGAACCGCTCCGATATGGCTGTCACGTCGTCCAAAGCAGCAAGAAGCTTTGGCTCGTCCTTGAAGATCATTGCCTTTGCTCGAGGGCTTAGGGCATTGATGCCTTGGGCGCCGAGCCAGCGGTCAGGGGAAAAGTTGTCCGCTGCATCTCTGCCCAGCTTCGCCATGATCCCTGCCTGGAACGCCTTTAACTGCGCGGGCTCCATGACGGTGAGGGCGCGCTGTACCAGCTTGTTGTCAGCAGAACCGCCCGACCGCGCCGCGTTGAACAGACGGGCGAAGATTTTTTCGTCGCTGACAGCGCCTTCCTTCTTGCCGACGATCTTGGCAAGCTGCTCGCGCATCGCAGACATTTGTTGATATTGGCGGTCGGCCTTTTGAAGGAAGAAGCGCGCGGGCTCGCCACCGGCCTCTTCGGCGATGTCGAGAACGTCGTTCTTCAGCGCATTGTAGAGTCTGTCCACATTGGCGTCTTTGACGCCCTTGATCATGTTTTCAGAGCGAAGGTTGCGCAACTCGGTATAGAGCGTCTTCGCACCATCATAGGTTAAACCCTCGCCAGACCGCACGGCAGGCATAAGCAAATCAATCGCAGGCGTCGTGCCCTCAAGCTTTGCGCCAGCGCGCTTGGCCATAATGTCGGCAACTGCATTGCGGGTGTTCTCCAAAACCTTGGTGGCGTCAGGGCGCTCAAACAGGCTGGCAACCTCATCATAGGCAGCCTTGGCCTTTTCGCGAACGCCGGAGGTCATCCAACCCTTGATGCCCGTGCCAATCTTCTCGCCCGCCTGATCTGGCGTCATTTTAGGGACCAAAGCGTCAACCGCGTCCTCAAGCTGCGACACAGCCTTCTGCCTGGCCGCGACAACAGGCTCGCCAGCCATCGGGATGCTCTCGGAGACCTTGGTGGCACGCTGAAGCATCGGCGAATCAGTCACGGCATAATATGGAAGATCCACCCCGAGGCGCTCAGCCGCCTGCACAGAGCCGGGGACAACAGGCGCAGCAGCCTTCTCAGCAGGCGCAGCAAAGCGCCCCAGAGCGCCGCCAAGGAGGCCGCCGCCTATGGCGCCACTCTTTGCCGCCGCAACGCGCTCCTCAAGCGTGTTGCCCTCGCCAAAGCCCATGGCGCCGCCGTAGCCAGCACCCTCAAGAGCGCCCAGCGCTGTCTTGCCAGCGAAGCCCGTGGCGCGGCCAGCGAGGCCCATGGGAAGCGCCAAGGCAGGCACAAACCCTGCCGCCTGGCCCAGCCTATAAGCGCCGGGGTAAGCCTCTTGCGTAGCTTGCCTGACGCCTTCGCCGATATCCTTCTCTTGGGCCATCGTGCGACCGCTGGACAGAGAACGTCCAAACGCACCAATGTCCTCGCCGAAGGGCAGGGTTGACATCACTCCGGGGCCGATAGGGTCAGCCTTGGGCCTCATGACGCGCTCGGTAGCGCCAGTAGCGGCGCCGTCCGGCCCATATATAGGATATTCCATATATTCGGGTTCAGCCGCCATGCGCTGTTGCACTTGCTGGCGGCCCTGCTCCCGAAGCTTCTCGCGAGCAAGCTGTTCTTTGTAGGCGATTAAATCCTCTGTCTTTGCCTGAGACAGATCATACTTAGGGGCCTCATTAGATGGAGCCTCTTCGGGCTTTGCCGCAGCAGCGCTTTTCTGCGCAAGGGCTGCCTCACGCATTTTTTGGAGCTCTTCGGTGCTGTATTTGGACAGATCAGCCATTTACTTGTTCCGTCTTGCAAGTTCGGCGTCAATATCTTCTAACGAGGGGCCGGAGGAAGCAGCGCCTTTCTTTTCAGGCTTCACACTTTTTTCCAGATCCGTCAGCTTGTAGCCAATGGCTTCTTCAATCGGGGAAATGTCATATCCTTGCGCCAGTTTTGCCTTAGCAAGCTTGTAAGCAGCCTGACGAACCACCTCACGCTGCCGCGCAAGTTTCTGTTTAACAACAGCAGGGTCCATGCCCGGCATGATGTCTGCTTTTTCAAATTCAGGTTTTTCTGTTGAGGTAACAGCGGAACCGAACAATTCTTTACGCAGCTGATTGCGGCGTTCTGCATAATCGCCCCACCAAGCTCCCTGATCTTGATAGCCGGGAAGAATCCCCTTAGTTCCGGCAACATTCTGCGCTTCTGCAATTTGGTTAGACAGTTTACCCGCAAAATCGTCCTTAAATCTATCTTGAAGATCATCAAGATTATAAATCGCAGTTCCAACCTTTGAGAATGTTGAAAGCGTCGTGTCCGATATATCTTTTTGTTTTGGCCTTTCAGCCGAAGCCTCAAGCCCTGCTTTAACGCGAATAGCTTTCGCCCTTTCCTCAGGCGAAAGTTGACCAATCACGCGCTCAAACTCTGAGGGCGTCGGCTTCTCCTCTTCCTGGTCCTGCTGCGCCTTCAGCAACTGCAACGCCTGGCCCGGATCCACGCCGCCGGTGCCAGCCATTTCCATGCCGAGCTTCTGGCGTGCCATCTGGAGCTGCTGGAGCTGCTGAGCGCGCATGCGTTGAGCCTCAGCCGCCTTCGACAGGGGGCCAGACAGAGAGGTGGCAACGTTGCCCAAGGTCTCACCGAAACCACCACTGCGGGTAGGTTGCCCGAGGGCGCCAGCGGCCTGAAACAACATTGAGGCGCGGTCGTAGTCACTCATGCCCTGCTGGCCGAGCGCAGCTTCCTGCTTCTGGAGTGACGCGAGATATTCCTGCTGGGCCTTTTGCTTCTGCTGGGCCTGCTGCTGCATCTGCTGATAAAGGGCTTGATACGGACCCTGAAACTGAAGCGCCGCCAACCCCGGCGCAACCGGCTGGGCAACTTCCTCAGATGCGTCGTTGATGTCGCTCATGTCCAGCCCTTACTTGAGTAGATTGCCAAGAGCAGCAGCGCTGAGACCAGCGCTGGCCAGCGAAGCAAGCGGCGATGCGGAGTAGGTCTGACCCATCGAAGCAGTCTGGCCGGTGGATGTGCTACCACCAGACGGCAGGCCGCGAATCACGTTGCTCAGGAACCCGATCTGCTGCTGTGGATACTGGGTTTGGTTTTGAAAGTCCTGATAGGCCAGATCCAGATTTTTCTGGTTCATGGCTTGCTGCTCGGCGCCAGTCGTCTCAAGAGCCGCAGCACCTGTCAGACCGAGCGCCTGCTCCTTCTGCCCCAGGCCAGCCTGCACGTTCGCCAAAGCCGCCTTCTGCTGCGCCTCGGTGCCAGCAAGCGTGCCTGCCGCCTGGCCAATAGAAGCCTGACGTGCGAGATCCGCCTGCGCCTGCGTCCCGGCTGTAGTGTAACCAGCAGCAAGCTGCTTGCCGATGTTAGCCTCAAGATCGCTCGCAACATCACGAATGCCGCGCTGTGCGATCTCCTGCTGACGGCTTGAGCCATATTGACCTGCGCGCGTAAACTGATCGCCAATCGCAGGAAGTATTTTTTCTTGCAACTGACGCTGGGCCTCGGTGCCCATCGTGTTGATCACGTTTTGCTGATACGGATTCATGTAGTTTTGAATCGTGCTCGGCAGGTTCTGGCTCGCCTGATTGAAGTAAGGCTGAGCCGCCCCCATCGCGCTGATTCCGCCAGCCTGCTGCGCCGTCTGCTCAGCCGCCGTCAGTTGGGGTTTGTAGGCCCCGGCAGCCTGTTCTGTAGCCCCAAAGGCCTGCGTCTGTCCCGGAGTAAACCCGGCGATGCGAGGGCCTTCATAAGCTTGATATGGCTGCTGCGCCGCGCTGTAGGCGCCGGACATGAGATTGTAGAGGTAGTCCGACAGATACTGCGGAACCTGCGAGGTCGTCAGCGAGGATGTCGTCGAGGGGAGGGGTTGCCCCTGCGTGAGGAAGTTCAGGAACGCCATTATGCTCTCCCACCCATCAGATACCTGTCAGGCGAATGTGCGTCAGGGCTGATCTTGCCCTGAGACAAGGCCTTGCCCTTCTGCTTGCGGATATTAGCACGGAATTGATCAAGACGCTGAGCGCCCGCCTTCGACGATCCATCGCCAAGCAAAGCTACTGTCTCCGCGTCAATGACGTATTCCCCGTCAGAAAGCCTGGCGTCAATGCTGTCCGAGCGCCCGGTGCCGCCACCTTCAACGTACCGGCTCAACGGTCCACCCTGTGCCGCTTGAACGGTAGGCTGCTCAGCAGGCGCATAGAACTGCGTCTCGGGGCGAGATCCGTAGTTGTAATAGTCGATGGGGCCCTTGAGGCGCGTGCGGTTGAGCGGCGTCGTATCAAGACGGCGCGTTAGATTGGGGTCCGTGGCATTGCTCTTTGGCATCATTGATGCCGCATCTGCCGGGGTTTCACTGCCACCACCGCCACCAGCCAGAGCGCCAAGACCAACAGCGGCAGCCGCCATCTTGTTGGGATCCGTGAGGTATCCTTTGATGCCTGACATGATGCCACCACCGCCCGAAGACGGAGCTATATAATCCGGTGAAACGGCCTTGAAAGCTGCTTCAGACCCGGCGGGAACTTGAGGCCCATATGCCCCAACAGAAGCTGCGTTAGAATCTAGCGCGCCCATGGGCTGGAGGCTGGAGGTATTAGCTGCCCCCAAATAATTTCCCAACGCCGAAGCGCCAATCGTGCCAGCCGCCCCGAGAAGCCCGCTCGTCAGCGCACCCTTGCCGCCACCCGTCAGACCGCCAATGCCAGCGCTCAACGCCGCATTGCCAGCCAATGTGCCAAGCGTGGCGCTGCCAAGCCCGCTGATGCCGGTGGCGCCAGCAAGGGTGGTTCCGCCAAGCGCCTCGCCAAGAAGCGCCCCACCGAGCGCGCTACCAACGCTCGTCGCCATCAACGCGGTGCCAGCCAGTGCAGCCACAGGCGCGAACCAAGACTGCTTGTAGAACGGCGTGAACTGCGGCATCCCCGTGTGGGGGTTCATCGTGGGCTCGCCCCACTCCTGGCAGAGCTTCTTGTACTCGTCCTTGTTGATGTGGATGACCATGGTGTCGCCGCCGACACCGGCATTGGCGACATTTTTGGCCTGACCAGCTAGGCCGCCCTTGGCCATCTTCTCGGTGTGCTCTTTAGGAACGACAATCTCGAACGGCTTGCAACCGGCCCTGCCACCCTTGGCGAACCGGCTCATTGGCGAGCCCTGATGTGCAGAATCCGCCGCATCATTGGCGAGCGGCTGCCACTCAGAAGGATAGTCAGGGTAGTTGATCGTCATTTCAGCCACCAGGTAAGGTTACAGCGCGGGTGAAGGCGAAGGCCCACTCTTGCCAGTCATTGTATTCCATCGGATTTGGCGGGTTCTGCGCGCCGACGGTGAAGAATGAAACCACACCAAGCGCCCACGTTTGCCATTTCTCAGGGTCATCAAGACGCCCGATAGTCCCATACTTTTCCAGACTATACACCATTGAGTCGGTCCAGTCAGTAACCGTCATGTTGCGGGGATCTATCATCCCAACACCGTGCCGTCGCTGGCCTCAATGTGGGCGATGCACTGCCCCATTTGGTAATTTCCGCCGACCACATTTGAGCCGAAAAGGAACCGCATTTCGCGCCGGGTTTCCTTGAAGAAAATCACCTGCTCCTCGGGCGTCGTAGCCTGATCAGGAAATACTTTGACCTCGCTGCTTGTTTCGGGTGAGCGAGCGTTCGCGCGCCCAGTTATAGCACAGGTCATGTCGCCGCTCTGAATGAAGTCAGGCTCAATCATGGCGCAACGCAAAGAGCGATTCCGTGGCCCATTAGGATCAGCCACAAGCGAAATGTCAGCCGTTTGGAAATACGACTCAATCGAACTCACTTGCGTGCCGTCAATCTCGTCCAAGCCGTATTCCATTTGCCAAAGCTTGTAGAACCCATCCGTGGCGTCAATCCCCGCCGTGATCGGATACTGGTACACGGTCACAAATTTGGCTGCGGAGCGTCCAGAGTTGGGCAACTCTGTGTCGTACCAGGTGTTCTCGCGCACATTGTAGATGACGGCGTGGGTGCATTCAGTCGCATCGCCACGCGGGTAGCACCACCATATCTCACCAAAGCGTGGCACTTTGTAGGCGTAGACCTTCTGGCGCTGCGCATAATTGAGGTTGTCGAAGAACCAGTTCTGGTTCAACTGATTCGGGATCTCGCGCACGACACCGTTGAACATCAGGAAGCGATCAACGCCGACCCAATAGAAGATACCGTCGTACTCAATCGGGGACTGGGAAGACAAGATCGACGACTGCGAGGTCAGTGTGTCGAATTGGAAAACAGCGTCGCCGCCCACGAAGGTGCAGCGAATCAGACTGTCCAAAGACCAGAACAGACCAGCAGGCGCGTTGCCTGGGCCAGCACGAAGGGGAAGGGCCGCCACGATCTTCTGCGATGTGATGTAGGCGTCACCAGACCCCGTATTTGTCCAGTCATTTGGATTGTTGGCTACTGACCATGCCACATAGCCGTCAGAGCCATAGACAAAGACGTATGGGTACAGGCTAACAACGCCACCTGATACGGCAGGTGCAGTGTTAGCTGTGAGAAGGCCCGTTCCATTGACGAGCCCCCAATACATGGATGATGTTGCCGTGCCGTCGATCTGGCTCAGATTTTTGCCAGGATGCGCGAAGATGTAAGCGCCCGCCGTAACACCGACCGAGTCAAAGCTCACGTCAAATGTCCAGAGGTTGTTGGCGTTGGGTGTGAGGGCGGATGGCGTCCGATTGAAGATCCCTGTGACGTTGCCGTCTGTATTCAGCTCAAATTGTGTCAGATAACTCTGGCCGCCTGACATCAGGTGGAGCGTGCCATCCTGGTTGTAGCCGTTGAGGCCTCGAGAAATCTCGGGCATCTGATTGCTCAGGCGCCTGTAGCCAAACATCTTGCGGGGTAGGCCACGCTGGAACCTGCACCATTGCCCATCAACATAAAAACCGTTCTCAAGCCGCGTTCCATCGCGCTTAATGCCTGGCAGTGATTTGATGGTGTAGGGTTGGATCGCCATTAGCCGAGCGCCACCGCGTATTGGATGGCAATCGCCGTTGCCTCGTCAGCAGAGACGGCGCCGATGGCTGTCCTTGCAGCAGCTGCGCTCGCCGAGGTGAACACCGCAATGCCGGTTGATGTCCCACCCAAATTGACGCGGGCGCCGGAGGCAGTCGTTGCTCCAGTGCCGCCGTCAGCGATAGATATCGGGGTCGTGACGCCGGAACTTGTCTGTCCCTGCACCACATTCGTACCGTTGCAGTACAAGATGTAAGCTTGCCCAGTAGGCACCACGATACCAGTCCCGCTCGGGGTTTTCACCGTCAGCGTGAAGGCGCCAGTCGTGGCATTCGTGATCCAGTACTGCTGCACCGTCGCAGGAACGATGATCGACCTGTTGCCTGTGAGCGCGCCAAACAGATTGTAGGCCACGCGGTTGAGCTGGAAGGTTGAGAGCGTGTAGTTGCCGGTGCCAGCAACATCAATCGACAGGTAGTCGAAGGAAGATGAGGCGGCCTGCGACAAGCCTACCGTGTAGAAGCCAGTGCCGTCGCAAATCACCATGAAGGAATTGCCGGGCGACAGCGTCAGTGTAGACTGGCCATTGATCAGCTCGACCAGCGCAGGGTCAATCGTGATGTTGCTGGATCCGCTGTTGCGGATGTAGCAGAACCAATCTTGGCCGAGCGTGGCGGCAGCAGTCAGGGCGATGGTGCTTGATGCGCCGGTCCAGTTGATGAACCTGGCGCGCTCAGCGGCCCCGAGCGTGTAAGCGCTGTTCAAAGTCGTGACAGTAATGGCCTGATTAAGTGTCGTCGTGATCGCCTTCAGACCGGCGCCAGCAAGGGAGGCGGCGTCAGCGGTCGATACAGCAGAGCCAAACTGGTAGGAAGCCCAAACGCCTGATGCGGTGGTATTGGAGGTCATGTAGACCTGCCAAAGCTGGCTTGCGCCAACATTGGCCACGACGACCCCCGTGCTGGTGACTACAGTGAAGAGCGTGGTCCCGGTGTTTCGGAACAAGAAAACCTCGCCGACCGAAGCCTGATTTGCGGCGGGAAGGTAAACCTTCTTGCTTGCCACTGTGCAGTTCACATCCATGATGCGGGCTGCAATGTAGTCAGCCGCCGCGTTGGGGGCGTTGGTCTCGACCGGCCAGGCGAGTGTCACGTCTGTGGTCAGATTGTAGGCGAGGTAGGACACATCCGCAGGGTAGATGTTCGTGCCGCCGAAGACTTCTGTGTAGGTGGTCATTTATGCCTCCGTCCGGCGGGCGGAACGATCAAGGATCTTGGACAGGTCTTCTCCATTGAGAGCCTGGGCTGAGCGATCATACATCTGCTGCCAGATCGGGATACGCTCGTCATTCTTCAGGAATGGCGTTGCCTCAAGCAGGGAGGCGTAGAGAAGTACCTGCGGCGCGTATTCCGTCAGCCAGTTGGTCTGGGACGCGTCGTCGAGGAGCGGCAAGAGTTGATAGACCAGAACCTCAAAGGGGTAGGCAGCGTCAGGCGTCGGCGCCACGATCCAGTTGTTGTAGTCGTAGTCAGCATAGAACTGAGGGGCTTCGGTCTGCGTCCGGTCGGGCCAATAGCTGCGGATGTACTCGTAACTGCGGGGAAAGAGCTGGTTGTATTCGTTGCCCTGATCGCCAGTGCCGAAGTTGAAGGAAACGGTCGTGCGCCAGCGGTCTGGCTTGGGGTAGACAGCAAGGCCAGGCACCATCGTGCTGGTGATGACGTTGATCAGGCCCTGAACCTTGAGCTCTCGCGCAATGCGGCGCTCCGCCAGGTTGATCAGCCTGGGGATTTGCTCATAGACGATTTGGTCCGAGGCAAGCGTAAACCCACGCTCAAGATAGCGCCGGATGTCTTGCTGAAGAGTGGTGAACGTCGTCGTCTGAACCATGCTCTATCCTAGCATTTATTTCGAGCCGTGACACCATCCATCTCGACGAGCGTTATTGACCTTCACCTCGACAATCGTCTGAGGCGTATCCTTCGATGACCAGGAGACGTTCCGCCAGACCCCGCAGACCGACTTGTTAGTCTCGACGGTGCCCGTCAGACTGGAGCAGCCGGTCAGGGGAAGTATCAACAGCATCGCCAGCGCGTATCGCATCTTGTGTTCTCCTCAGAGCATCGGAAGTAGCCTGGGCTTGGACCTGAGCAATAGCATCAGCGCGGATCTTGCCGTAAATGCCGAGCGCGATCATCACGATGGAGACGCCAAGGATGATGTATCTGCCCATGGGGAAAAGGAGAAAGCTAAACACCGTGCTCCTCCAGGTGCTTCTTGCGCCAGTACCAGATGGCGCCTGCTAGGCCAACCACCACAACCATGACGACAAAATTAGGATTGCCGAGAAGGTTAAGGAACGTGCCCAGCGTGTCAGACGCATCCTGCGCCTGCGCTGCCACCTCCTTAGCCGCCGCGACGCTTCCAAGGCCAGCCGTGAGAAGCGCAGCGTTTCCCTGCTTACTCTCCACCATTGTCTTCGGAACGATTGCGTCAGGCTCCGCGCGTTGCTCCTGCTCATCAATCGGCTCCGCATCAAGATCACGCCACCAGCCAGCCTCTGTCCTGCGACGGTTAACGAGGCCAGGCAGAACCTTGCCGCCACCCTTTGTCCACTTCATCAGCTCGGCAGGCACGGCGTCAAAGTCGGCAGCGTTCACCTTCTTGAGCAGGGTAGATGACTTGAGAGCGCCAATCCCGGCGTTGTATGCAAAGTCCACCAGCACGTCGAACTGGTTCTGTGTCAAAGGCTGTTTGACAAGAGCCTCAACGCCCTGCTCATACTTCACAAGATCGCGCCGCAGGATGTCGTTTGCCTCAGCCTGGGTGATCGTCATTCCCTGGACAACTTCAGGGGCACCAGCAGCAGAGGTGTGGCCGTAGCCGATAGTCCAGACGCCCGCCGGGCACTTGTAAGCCTTCAGCTTACACCCTTCGAACTTCTTGAGTAGGGCGTCAATGCCCTCTACGCTCATGTGCATGTTGAGTTCCTTTTATGAAATTAGTGCTTGTCAGCCTTTGCATCAAGCTTGTCGTAGATGCGTTGGATCATTGCTTCAATGTTATCCATGCGCTTGTCCATATCGAGCTTGCTGACGTAGTTCTGCGGTAGCTCAACCTCAAGCCTGTGCAGATCGTCCCGCAAACCCTTCACTGAACTCCAAATCTCGACTGCAAACCACCCACCAACGGTAGCAGCCGTAACGCCTATGATGTTGAGGAGAAATTGCGAATCCATCGTAGACCCCATTGCCATGCCAGGCGATGCGTGATTATACTCCAAACGCTAATCTTTGGGAACGGAGCTTTGCAGCCCCGCTTCTGTTGGTTGGTCGTGAACCTACTTGCCCCGGTCTGTTCGGTCAGGCCGGGGTTTTTTATGCCTTGCGAATGTTTACAAGGCGGCTGCCCGCCTCCAGCGCCACAAACTCATGCGGGTAATGCGCGGGCCAGTCTACCACATTCCCACACACCAGTGTGCGCTCCCAGCCGTCCCCATGCGCCCTGAAGCTCCCCTTGGCGACGATGGATATGTGTACATCCGCATCGGTGTGGGTGTGCATGGGCAGAACGTCACCAACTTCGGGGAAGTCGTAGACCGTCCCGCCGATGATACCGTACTTGATGGGGATCGTCTGCATCATGTCAGATTACCACTGGGCCAGTAGCTTCGGTTGCTTCAGGCGGCTTTGGGGGCACCGGCTTCACAGGGGCGGGATAGAACATGCCCTCATTGTAGTAAAATTGGTTTGGGATAATTGTTTCATCGCAATCCACCCAGAACAACGGGGTGCACACTTCGAACACCGCTGTAACAACTTCAGCAATCCTGACCCCAACCGCGATTGGCGGAGCATCATAGTTGTAAATTATTTCATTGGGAGAGATGAGAGCTTTCATGCCATTACCCCGCGTACTGGATCATTATTGCGCCACCAATTGCGCCTGTTGCTATTCCGCCAAATGAGGCAGTTGTTCCCCCATACGCGCCAGCGCCGTAAGAAGAAGATGTTGAAAATGCTACACCGGAAGCTCCCCCAAAATATTGGTTTCCAAACAAAGGACCGGCAATAGGAGAGTTAGTACCGGAATAGGCATTTATTGTTGCTGACCTTATAAGGGTGCCCGTAGTGGAGCCAGTTCCGCTTGCGCCGGAATATGGAGTATCAGAAATGCAATAGCCCCCAGTTCCGCCAGTAGATGTCACTAGCGAACCAAATGAAACTGTTGCGCCATTCCCACCGCTAACTGTTCCGCTGGTCGATCCGGTTGAGCTATTTGCGGGTGTGCCGATTGTAATTGTATAAACTGTTCCGGGCGTAACAGAAACTGAAGCAACTGCTATACCACCAAACCCGCCATATGCAGTTGCCGTGCAATATATTTTGTTCCATGCGGTGCCGCCGCCGCCGCCAACGCAGATAACATACACTTTTGTCACGCCAGTGGGGCAAGTCCACGTTGTATTGGATGTAAAAATTTGGGTTTGCAATTGCCCGCCAGACGATGCGGGAGCGGCGCTTGTCCAAGCCGATCCCGTACTGGTGAGTACATTCCCGGCAGTGCTAGGCGCAACTGCAACAACAGCAACGCCGCCGACTGTCGTAGCGCCAGTAACAGCCAGCGTCCCGCCCACCGTGGCGTTGCCCGTGATGGTGTCTGCGGGGGTGGTAATGCCGGTAGTGCCGTTCAGGGTGATAGCCATCAGTTTGCTCCTTCCGCAGGCGCGATGGTCAGCTTACCTTCAGCGACAAGCTGCATTAGATTGGCGTAGTCGGTGTTGGCCGGATCAAGCGGCACGAAGCTGGTCACGCCGTTGATGTCGCAGCGGATGCCTGCGGGAGATTGGCCGGTCAGCGTGTTGTTGTAATATTGAGCGTTGGTGTACATGATTAAGGCTCCGCTGATGCTGTTACGCCGTAGCCTGACGTGTTGGTATAAAGAAAATACCAGCCGGAAGCTGTTGCTTGGAGCCCAGATTGCGTTCCTCCAGATAAATTGGGGAATGTCATTGTTGGTGACGTTCTCATAAATGTTGGAAATGCACTTCCTTGGTAGCCAAGCCCGTTGTTGTAAACGTAGCTAACACCGCTACTTGCAAAATAATAACGGAAACACTGCGCCAACTGATCGCTGTATATCTGCATCTCATAGGGCGTGGCGACGGTGCCGACTTCTAGCTGGACGCCGGTGATGTAGAAGGTTGCGCCGGAGGTTGAAATGAAGTTCGTTGTTCCGGTTACCCCCACCTTATTCGAACCGACCCAAGACCCTGCCGTACCAGCGTATGTGGTTCCAACCCCAAGACAAATTTGCACCGTGATGCCAATCCCGTTTGTCTTAAGCCAAGTTCCCGTAGTGTCGCCCGAAATAGTTACAGATATTTGTGTCCATGTGTTTGCTGTTGGAATTGAAAATGAGAACGGATAACTGCGGTCCTGAGCGTTATTTTTCACTGCGCCGCTATAGCTGCCGGAAACACTGCTATACACTTGAAAAGAAAGCGTAACAGTTGCGGCATTAGCAGACCCGAAGTTAAGATCCGCACAATTGACCCCTTCAATATTCGTCCCAATGATAAAAAAATCACCTGCCGCTGGGGTTACCGCTGCTGCGACCGTAACTTTCATTGCGTTAGAAAACCCCACAGGCACAACGCTTGATTGCTGTTGCACTGTAAGTTTGCTTGCTTGGCTAAACCCAACATAGAAACGGTCGATACAATATGTTGGGTCAACCGTTGGCGTCACACTCGCACCAGCATTCCGCTGGTCAATCATCATATTCCCATTAATCAAGCGGTTGCGCTTGAAGCTGGAGCCCATAGCGACGGTGCCGGTAGATGTGACCGTACCAGCCACCGTCAGGTTGTTGCCTATCGCCACATTGCCAGACGCATCGTTGACGATGTTATTCGTCGCGCTGGAGGGGTGGATGACGTTGATGGATTTGAGTGTGGACATGGCGTAGCTCCTCAGTAGTTATAGTGTTCTTCAACGATAATTATGCCCGATCCACCAGCATACCCAACTTGTCCGCTGGTTCCCGCAGTGCCCGCAGTTCCAGCCGCGCCAATAGCGTATGCGTAAGTCGCAGATGGAGCGGCAATAATAACGTCGATATATCCACCAGACGCGCCCCCACTACCACCAATATTCGCAGTTGATGGAAGATTGTTATAGCAACCACCACCACCGCCGCCGCTTCCACTGTTTGAGACACCAGCAGAACCGGTAGGACCCGTAGCATATCCGCCCCCCCCAGACCCTCCAAATGGGCTTGAACCCCCTGCAGACCCAGATGCGTAATATGGAGCAACAGGACTGGCTGATCCGCTAGATCCTTGCAACGCTATGCCAACGGCACCGGCAGCCAAACTGGCAATGCCTCCAGTAGATGAATTGGATTGAACTCCTCCACCGCCGCCATTAGCCGTCAAAAAAGACGATCCAAATGTAGTATTTCCGCCAGTACCACCAGAGCCAGCAGTACCAGCATTTCCACCGCCACCGCCGCCGCCGCCGCCTCCAACCATGCGGACGCGCAGCCATACTACACCCGCAGGTTTTGTATAAGTGCCTGAACTGGATGTAAAAATTTGTTGCGTTGGCGCGTTGGCGCTTTGATTAGCAGCTGTATTGTTGAGGAGGACCGTGCCAGTCGTATTGGGCAGCGTCAGCGTTGTGTCAGTGGCAGCCGCAGCCGCAGTAAGCGTGACAGACCCGCCGCCGGAACC